CTCCTACCAAGTCCCGGTGAGATGGGACGATCTTTAGCAAATATCTTCAGACGTAAAAAATAATAAGACCCTCTCCGGCATTACGCTAGAGAGGGTTTCTTTTTGTCTAATCGTCAGGTTCCTTACCATAGTCTTCATACTTAGAATGTAAGAAATAATGATGGTAAAGCATTAGGCTATTATGAGCGTGTACCAAGTCCTTAAGGTGTTTGTAGGTAAAGTAGTCAACAAAGACAAGGATAGCTACAGCAGCAATCACTAGTAGGTCTAAAATCATACACCCTCCCCTACACACCAATTCATAAAGCTGGCTAGCACCTCTTCTTTACTACTGTCTTTATGTAGTAGGTAGACAGTCTGGACTAGGTTGTAGGCACCTTCAGGGTTAAACCCTACCATAACAAGTTGCTGAAAGATTACCTCTGGTGGTGTACCTGCATCACGAGCATCTGTTACTGGACCTACATAACGATTAGCGAAGTTCTGACAGTTATCCAACTCATCAGAGAGAGCCTCTTGTGCAGCAAACAGGACTAGGATGCCTGTAAGGAAGGCTACAATAAATGCTTTTAGGTTGTTACTCATTTGCTTTCTCCATTGATTCAATCATCCAGTTTAAGTAGACACGAGCTTTCTGCAAGTCCTCAAGTCCATTTTTGTATTGGTATCGCCATAGATACTTCATACAGTTTCCCTTACAGTAAGCCTGAAACCCATCAGAACCTAGTGAAGCCTCAATAGCCTCGATAGCTTCGATCCCAGACTCATTATAGTGACTTGGGTGGTTTACGTTGTCGTGTTGGTTCTTCTCTAGCATATATTCGTAGTACCTCACTTTAGATGCCTTCAGCCATAAACGTCTTAACCCATAGGGCTGTTACGTTACTCCTTATGATGTCGTCTACACCAAACTCAATTACTGGGATTGGCATAGTATACTTCTTAACAAGGTGTACCAGCTTTGTCAACCCGTCTCCTTGCTTAAGGTCAGACTGTTGTACATCCCCATTGATTACCAACTTAGAGCCTTCCCCTACACGAGTGACTAGAGCTTTAAGTTCTTCCACTGTTAGGTTCTGTGCTTCATCAATAATGATTAGTGTGTTGTCAAAAGACCTCCCTCGGATGAGTGCTAGTGGTACAGTCTCAATATTACCATTCTTAAGTCCAGTTTCTACAACCCCCTTACCTAGATGCTTCTCAAGTACGTCAATGACAGGTAAAGCCCACGGAGCGCACTTCTCTTCAAGAGTACCGGGAAGGAACCCAATGTCTTTACCTACAGCTACATGAGGTCTAGTGATGACGATCTTTTCAATGTTCTTTAGATTATACTCACTGGCTGCATAGGTAGCTACAACATAAGTCTTCCCTGTTCCTGCTGGACCCATAACTACAACTTGGTTACACTCATTAAGTGCTTCTATGTAGAGCCTCTGGTTTTCAGTTTTAGGTAGCAACTCAAAGGAAGACTTATTAGCATCATGTTTGGTAGTTACTCGACGTGTTTTTGGCTTAGGCTTCTGTTGCACTTTATGTACCTTCAATAAGGATCATTAGTATCATCCATCTCTTTATCTAGTAGCCACTGAACTGTCTCAGAATAACCACCAATATGATAACCATCAGGTGCAAACACTTGAGGGACAGTCTTAAGACCAGCCATAAGCATTAGTGTCCTGATAGAAGGGTCTTTATCTACATGGTGGACTATTGGTCGTTCCCCTGCTTCATAAAGGTCTTCTAGTACCATTGTGCAGTATTGACAGTTGTTACGACTGATTACTGTGTAGAAATTACTCATTGTAACACTCCTTAATGAGCCTTTTATTGTCTTGCTCAGGACTTATTGTTTACGTTAGATCAACAATCTCACAACCATCAGAACTACAAGCAAGAGACTGCATACCTGATGTGTTGTCTTCAGCCTCATACTCCCCTAGCTTAGACCAGTCAATAGTTGTGGGTGACTTCTCAAGCAATGCCTCATAGTCTTCCTTAGA